AAACGCGCCAGGTTTCGTCCCTGACGCGCGATGAGTCGTGAAAAATGAGCCGTGGTGAGTCGTGCTACAGGCCGAGGATATGATACCTCTGCGCCTGGACTGAGCGCACCGCGCGCTGGTCCCATGTAATCTCCACACGGTTTGGATGCTTGCGGTTGGTGCGCACGCATATCTCAGTCGGCTCGGGGTGCATGCAGCCGGTTGCGTCGGCTTTCCTATGCGCCAGGTCCATCACAACGGCGTGGTACGCCGTGCGCTGGCTGGTGCGGTGCTCTTTCATGTGTGCATTGACTCGGTGAGATAAGTTTCTGAGGGACGTGGTTACTCGCAACGATGCGTCTCCTACGCGTGAGTCGTGCAAAGCACGTGAGTCGTGGATGAGTCGTGAGGCGAAAAAATCGGGGGGAGCGAACGCTCCCCCCGTCGAGGTCAGGCGGCTTTCGCCGCCTTCGCCAGCGCCGCGACCATGGCGCTGGTCTTGGCTTCGCCGTCGGCTTCCGCCTTCCGCTGATCTTCAATGCGGGCGACCATATCCGGGCAAGCGACCAGCGCGGCTTCAATCGCCTTAGCTAGCTCAGCACACGCCGCGTAGGCCATGCGCTGGTCAAAATCGGCCATGGGCGCGCCATCCTCGACCGCTTTGTTTACCGCCTTGGTCACGGACTGGATGCGCGCTACCAGGTCAAACGCACTATCCTTGCCAGCCGGCTTCATCTCATACCAAGCCGGGACGGTGGCGAGGTATTCCAGGAAAGCCGTCACGTTTTGCGTGCCGCCGAAACGGTCCGCGTCCAGCGCCGCATTGCGCGCTTTCTTATCCAGGTTCGCGCCGCCTTTATTATTCATTTTGCATAGGCCATAGGCTCCGGCCCAGTCCCTGATAGCCTTCTGATTAACGCCGTTACCCAGCGTCACGATTGCCTCAAACAGCGTCACGTCACCGTGGGCAAACGCATGGCCAGCGCACTGGACCAAGATCGCTTGGATTTTATCGCGTTGGGATTTGGCGGACTCGGCCGCACCCGTGATCTGAGAGCGTACGGCTTTTGCGGAGAGAAGGGAAACAGTCATAAGATTTTCCTCGCAGTGGTGGTGGGTACTAACAACCGCGTAATCGTGACGCGACTGTATGATAACCATCCCACAAGGCGGACCTATGGCGTGACCTTAGGATGCGTTCGTGACCGTGGCGCCTACACTGGGTGCTGCCCAGTCGCCTCGCGATCCCTCGCGCGGAGGGAATGTCACGGGTATGCTAAACATCCAACGGAATAGGACCGATGGGATGGTGTTCCTAACCGCAAACCTTGCCGGGTCTCCCCCACCATGCCGAGGCATGGCGCTTACGTGCTTCAGATACACTAGCCGAACGTGACAAATCACAAACGGGTGGCGTCATGACAAGCGCATACAGCGCTTCAGAGTGCCTGGCAGCCCCAACGTCTCCGTCTGCCATACATACCGCCCAGCATGGACAAAACGCGTCGAAGGGCCAGACCGGGGGGGCCAGGGACCGAGGGGGTGGGGGGCCTGGCCCATCTTTAGGTGTTCCGTGCATCAAAACCCTAGTTGACAACACTTATGTACCATGTAAATGTGTCAACGGCTAAACACGCTAACTAAGGGAACCAGAGATGCCCCAAGAAATCATAGGGCGCCGGTTCGGCCAGCTCACGGTGGTCGCCAAAAGGACCGATCGCAACGCGTCAGGGAACTACGTGGCTTATGTCACGGTGCGGTGCGATTGCGGAAACGAGTATGAGACCCATCGCGGCAACGTCACCAGGGGCGCGTCGACGAGCTGCAAAAACTGCAGGCGCGCAGCGCAGCGGGCGCAGAGGCGTAAGGGGGTGTCCCACCCTCTGTACGCCACCTGGGTGGGGATGATAAAGAGGTGCCACGACCCGAAAGCACCGCAGTACGTGTATTATGGCGAACGCGGCGTGGCTGTATGCGCTCGGTGGCGGGGTCAGAGGCGTAACGGCGAACAGTTTGGGTCCGTGGATGGGTTCCACAAATTCGTTGCCGACATGGGACCTAAACCCTCACGGGCTCACTCTATCGACCGCATCAACCCATTTGGAGGGTACGACCCTGAAAACTGCCGTTGGGCCACTCCGGCGGAGCAGTATCAAAACATGCGCACACCTATAAACGTCTACCCTGTGGAGTACCGTGGAGAGACGCGGATGCTCGCGGAGTGGGAACGCACGCTCGGGCTGTGTAAAGGGAGGCTTCGCCGGGCGCTTCAGGCGGGCATCCCCCCTGCTGCGGCTCTGCGTGCTGAGGTCGCGATAAAGGACGCAGACATCCCCAGACACGGACGGAGAGCGTTTTACAAAGATGTGTACACGGAGTTCGCGTGGCTGTACCCTGACCATTGACTTCCAAATGCACTACCCCCGTACCACCACCGCCCCCACCTTGACACAAAGCCCACTTCCCATTACTGGACCTCATGGCCAAAACACTGACTCCTGCACTGCTTTTAGCCGACCCGGACTCCACGGACGAACCCCTGTTGGCCCCGGCCGACGTGGACGAAATTCTGGAAAACCCCGAGGCGATGTTGAAATTCGCCCGCATCCTCAGTGTCGCCAACCTGGACAATCTGTACCGAGTCATGCAGCACCCGTCGGTCAAGCCGGAGGCTCGCATTGAGTTCCAGAAGCTCTTGAACCGAATGGGTGGCCTGGAGAAACAGGACGCCGCCCAAGGGACTGGCCCTCAGGTCATCATCAACATCACCCGCGCCAAAGACGCCGGCAAGGAGCCGGTGACTATCGAGGGAACCACTGTGGAAATCCCAGCCTCCATGGAGGACTGAACTGTGATTAAGTACCAGCGCCCCTCGGACGACTGGCCTCTTACGGGCGAGTTCGCAGACAACCGGAACCACATGGTTCCGCTTAACGATCTCAGAGAACACGAGACTGGTTGCGACTGCTGGTGTAAGCCCTACCTCAACGACGACGGTGATATGTACATCCATAGGGCTCTGGACATGCGGAACGTGTTTTACCCTGAAGCCGCCGACAAAGGGTTCTACTCTAATTGACGTACCAAATTGACTTTGAAGTCATCCCCTCACTGGACACATTCTTTTTCAGCCCGAAGTTCATCTCACTGGCGATCGGTCCCGTGGGCTGTGTTCACGGGGATACGCCGGTTATGACTGAATTTGGGGCCATCCCCATTGCTCGCATAGACCGGCCAATGCGCGTTCTATCGTGGAACGAGACGACAGGTCGATACCAGCTTTCTCTATGTGGTGGGAGCTTCCCAAAAGGTAGGGACTATCTGTACCGAGTTGTAACGCCACAAGGAGTATTGCGCGTAGCCGCGTCGCACCTGCTACTGTGCGCAGACGGTGAATATCGAAAGGCGTCAGAGCTTCAGGTTGGCGATGTCTTAGCCGCATGTTCGCACGACCCTGTTCGGTATGGTTTGGGTGACGATCCCGAAGTGTTTCCTGTAGATGCTCCTGGTTACTCGAAAACAACCGTAAATTATCTGGGTGGTTGTGCAGAGTTAGCCCGTCTATGTGGTCAACGATTTCTTCAGGAAGAAGGTAACGACCGAGCTTCTGCTCAAGAACCAGGCGGTGTTCAAAAACCCAGCCTGACTTCTTTTTTCCGTGAACTTTTGCGTAGGGGTGGTCTTTTGGGGCCGAAACTTGCGCATAGCCGTTGTGGTTTATCCGACGCCCGACTTTATATGACGGGTTCTTCTCTCCGGGTTGAGCACCCCGGTTGGGCCTTGGGAGGTCGTGACGAGTCCATATTTTGCGGACGTGGCGGGGCTGTATCCCCAGGAGTTTCGCTATTTCGGAGGAGTTTCGCTGTCCGTCGGATAGGTCGCGCACTTGGTTTACTAAAGCCCAGTTCGTGGCAGGCATACCCAGGTCCCTATAGTTACGGTAGAGCCAACAGGACCATTCTATCGGTAACGCGGGAGACGGCGCAAGAGGTTTTTTGGGATGTCCAGGTGGATGGCACCGAAAATTACGTTACGGTAGATGGCACGATCCATCACAACAGCACGAAGACCACCGCGGGCGTGATGAAAATACTGCACCACGCTGCTCAGATGGCGCCGTGCAAGGATGGGGTACGCAGGTCGAGGGCAATTTGGGTTCGGAACACGAGGGAGCAGCTGCGGGACACGAGCATCCCGGACTTCCTGAAGTGGTTCCCCGACGGCGTCATGGGCACGTTCGCCAAGACGGAGTACAAGTTCTTTCTCAAGGTGGGCGACGTGGAGTGTGAGGTCCTGTTTCGTGGCCTGGACGACGCGAACGACGTCAGACGCCTCCTCAGCCTGCAGGCCAGCTTCATCATTTTCGACGAGTTCAGGGAAATCCACCCGGACATTTACAACGCCGCCCAGGGCCGTGTGGGCCGTTACCCGGACAAAATGATGAACGGGGTGGGCTGCGTGAAGGACGACGGGACGTCGAACGCGCACATCTGGGGGATGACCAACCCGCCGGACCAGGACACGTTCTGGGAGGAGTTGATTAACAACCCGCCGGTCAACGTGGAGATCACGATCCAGCCGTCTGGGCTGTCCCCAGAGGCCGACTGGACGCAGTTTTTGCCCGATGACTACTACCACAACCTGGCGCAGGGTAAGACCGAGGACTGGATAGACGTTTACATCCACGCGAAGTTCGGCAAGTCACTATCTGGACAACCCGTTTTCAGGTCATTTTCACGGGACCTGCACGTGTCGAAGGAGAAATTGCGCCCGATGTACAGCGAGACGCCGCTGATCGTCGGGGTGGACGCAGGGCTGACGCCGGCGGCGGTGATCGGCCAGCAGTCGTACGACGGCCGCATGGTAGTGTACGCGTCGCTCACGGCGGACGGGTCGGGGGCGCTGAGATTTATCCGGGAGGTGCTCAAGCCCTATCTGGCGAACAGGTTCCCTGGTTACACGGTGATGGTGGTGATTGACCCCGCGGCGTTCCAGCGAGCACAGACCGACGAGCGGACCGTGGCGGATATGTACAAGACCGAGGGGTTTGTGGTGCGGCCGGCGCGGACAAATTCGGTGGCAGCACGGCTCGCAGCGGTTGAGAAATACTTGACCCGCCTCGTGGACGGGAAATATGGGATGCTGGTCGACGTCGAGGACTCCTCGTCGTTGGTGCAGGCCCTGGCGGGGAAGTACCGGTACAAAATCAACACGAAGGGGGCGAAGGACGAGTCCCCTGAAAAATCCCACCCGTGGTCCGACATCGCTGACGCGCTGCAGTACCTGTGCCTGCACGCGGATGGCGGGGAGTTGTTCGGGGCGACGGGGTTCGGCGTGCAGCGTCGCGAGGTGCGACGTGTGTCTTCCACGGGGTGGTCATAAGCGCTGGCGTTGACCACGGAACATATGGTATGTACGTGCTAAACACGTTGAGAGGTTATTGCGATGATCGGTGGTGCGGGTTTGATCCCAGTCCAGTCGGCGAGCCAGCTTGAGGCTCAAACCATGGCCGAGGCCGCGCGGCACCAAAGCATGCCAGTCATCACGGCGCTGGCCGCGCACGCGAAGCGGCGCTGGGTGATGATGCGGGACTACAAGCGCCAGCACATAGAACCGCGGCTGGACGAGTGTACCCGGGCGAGGTCGATGGAGTATTCGCCTGAGAAACTGGCTGAGATCAGATCGCAGGGCGGCTCTGAGATTTACATGGGGGTTGTGAGCGGTAAGTGCCGGACGGCCACCGCTTGGCTTCGAGACGCGCTCCTGGGGAGCGGGGCTGATAAGCCCTGGTCGATCGAAGCGACGCCTATCCCGGAGGTTCCCCCGGGCGTGCAGGCGCAGATGCAGCAGATCATGTTCCAGAACCTGGAGGCGTATTACGCTGAGGGGAACCCGGTGCTGCAGGACGACGAGTTGAAGCAACTCGCGTCGGGTATGCGTGATGAAGCGATGCGTAGACTGAAGGAAGAGGCTGAAAAACGCGTCGCGCGCATGGAGGCGAAAATGGAGGACCAGGCCATCGAAGGTGGCATGTCCAAGGCGATGTACGAGTTTACAAACGACGTGGTGACCTACCCCTTCTCGGTGATGAAAGGCCCTGTGGCGCGTCGGCGTCGGCGTCTGACGTGGGGTGAGCAGGGCCTGGAGCCCGTCGAGGTCCTACAGGACGAGTGGGAGAGGGTCGACCCGTACAAGTTCTATTGGGCGCCGTGGGGCGACGACCCGCAGAAAATGCCCGTCATCGAAATTCACCACCTGACTCGGGAAGACGTTGAGGACATGATCGGCATGGAGGGCTACGACGAAGCCTCCGTCCGCGAGGTCCTGGCGAACTTCGGTCACACCGGTCTCGACTGGTTGGAGACAAACTTGACCTCCGGCTACGACGACGTGACGGGTAAAGACTTCGACGAGGCAGGCGACGACCTGACGGCCGCGGTTCAGCTGTGGGACTCCATCCCCGGCCGGGTGCTGCTGGACTGGGGGCTCGACGAGAGTGAGGTCCCGGACCCGCATCGCAGCTACCCGTGTGAGGTCTGGCTCGTTGACAACCTGGTTATCCGTGCGGAGTTGAACTACGACCCGCTCGGCCGCAAGCCGTACTACGTGACGTCGTACGAGAAGGTCCCGGGCCGCATGGACGGAAATGGCGTCGCCGACCTGGTGATGGACGCACAGAATATGTGCAACGCCGCCGCCCGGGCGATGTCGAACAACATGGGTGTCGCGTCAGGGCCTCAGGTGGTTGTGAACGTGAGCCGGCTGCCAAACGGCGAAGACATTACTCAGATGTACCCATGGAAAATCTGGCAGGTCCGCCAGTCAGACTACGGCGACACCAGCGCGCCGATGGACTTTTTCCAACCGAACTCGAACGCACAGGAACTGATGGCGGTGTTCGATCGCTACATGGACATCGCCGACGAAATGTCGGGCATACCGCGTTATATGACCGGCCAGCACGTTCCAGGGGCAGGACGCACGTCGTCAGGCCTGTCGATGCTGATCTCCAACGCCGGAAAGTCCATCAAACAGGTCATTTCCAACATCGACAATGACGTGTTGAAGCCGATGCTGGAGAGGCAGTACCAGCGTAACCTGCGGTACTTGCAGGACCCGGATATGATCGGCGACGTCAAAATCCTCGCGCGCGGCGCGCAGGCGCTTGTCGTCAAAGAAGCCGAGGCGGTTCGTAAGAGCGAGTTCCTGCGGATGGTGCTGGAGAGCCCGGTCGCTCAGAACATCGTCGGCCCGACCGGCACAGCGGAGCTTATGCGAGACCTCGCCAACAACCTCGGCTCGGCCAACGTAGACCGACTGGTCCCGTCGCGTGAGGAGTTGGAGCAGAGGATCGCTGCGCAGCAGGCTATGGCCATGCAGCAGATGCAGCAGCCGCCCGAACGCCAGGAAGACGGCGCACCGCAAGGCGGGCGAGACTCGAACTTTGTCAGCGCGCGACCGAACGGTGCGTAGTTGACACGTGATGAAAGGCTAAGTAGCTTACGATGATTGACTTCAGAACTCATGGGTTAGCCGCCGCTAGAGGCTTCAACGCACTAAAGGAACACCCTGCAGTTTTGAAGGTCTTCACCGACGAAGTGGAGACGACGATGAAGCAACTCATGCTTGCGACCGATACGGACATGATCCGCCGGCTGCAGGAGAGGGCCAAAGCGTTTCAAGAAATCCTCGACGCGGTGGAAATATCGCGCGAGGTGTTAAACCGAAACCCCAGCAGACCATAAGGGACACCCGCACACCCGTGGAAAAGGACGCGGCTCCTGAGTTTGGCGCGAGAGGACAAAGATGGCTGAGTACCCGAAACAGGTCCAACAGGACCTTGCTGACATCGAAGAGTACGAGCGTAGGCTCACTGCCCAACCCGAGGTGGAGCAGGAAGGCGAAACGTCTGTGGACGATCATCCGAATGACGCCGCTGCCCAGGCTAGCACTGATGGTGAGGATACAGGAGACCCGGCTCCGGCGAACGACCAGCAGACGGTACAGAAGCGGACGGACACTAAACCGGACGTAGAACCCGATGCGTGGCAGCGTCGTTATATGACCCTTCGGGGGAAATATGACGCCGAAGTTCCAAGCCTGCGTAAGCAGATGCAGGACCTGCAAGCAGAACTCGAACAGCTTAAAGCTGAAGCCGAGCAGCGTGTCGACGTTACAAAGGCGGGTACAAGTGAAAGTCTTGTGACCGAACGAGACCGCGACGAGTTTGGCGAAGACATGATCGCTATGATTCAACGTGTTGTCAGGTCGGAGGTTGTGGGTTTTCAACCTGCTACTGCCCAGAATGATGTCGCGAAGCTGCGCGAGCAAGTGCAGCAAACGACCGCCCAGGTGTCTGAGATGACCTTCAACCAGCGTCTTACCGCGCTGGTGCCGGACTTCTTCACCAAGGTGGAGACCGACCCTCGCTGGATACAGTGGCTGGACGAATACGACCCGATGCTCCGAGCTAACCGTAGAGCGGCGGCATCTGCCGCTTATCAATCGGGTGATGAACACGCCGTAGCCGATTATGTGCAGATGTGGAAGGAGAGCATTGCTTCACAGCAGCCGCCTCCGCCAGTCGACACTCGCCAGACCGAGTTGGAGCGTCAGGTCACGCCTCAGCGAAGCGCAACGCGACGGCAACCAGCTGCCCAGGGCCAAGGCCGGACCTACACGACCCGTGAAATGGACCGGCAGTGGAACCAGGTGGTGGAGTTGCAGAAGCGCGGTAGCCTCGACGAGGCCAAAGCACTCGAACGCGAGCTAACTACTGCATACACCGAAGGGCGCGTGCGCGCGTGACTCCGGCGGAAGCAGTGGTTGCAATGATAACTCCATAGGAGGCCATTATGGCTACTGTGTTTCCGGTAAATTCACCGTTTGACACGACCCCGGACTACTCGGGGACGTTTATCCCTCAGCTTTGGTCGAAAAAGCTGAACGCGAAGTTCTACGCCAACACGATGATGACGGAGATCGCGAACACCGACTGGGAAGGTGAGATCGCCAACATGGGCGATACCATCAACATTCGGACCGCGCCTTCGATCACCATCAATGACTACACCGGCGCAGGTATGACGCTCAGCAATGAAGCGCCGACGCCTATCCTGACGACGATGCAGATCAACAAGGGTAAGTATTTCAGCGTCCAGACCAACGACGTGCTGGCCCACCAGGCTGACCTCAACCTGATGGATATGTTCACTGAAGACGCTGCCAAGGGTCTGAAGATCAACATTGAAGACGAATGTTTCTTCAACTGGTTCGTCACTGAGGGCGCTGTCGCCGCCAACGCCGGCGCTACCGCGGGTGCCAAGTCGGCTGCCTACAACCTGGGCACTGACGCGGCTCCTCTGGACGAAGCGACTACGGCCAATGTCCTGAACGCCATTCTCCGCATGTCTGCGGTGCTTGACGAGCAGGATGTCCCGGAAGACGGCCGCTGGCTGGTTATGTCTCCGTACGACCGGCACCTGCTGATGCAGACCAGCCTTGCGCAGGCGTACTTCACCGGCGACGCGTCGAGCACCATCCGTACGGGTAAGATCGGCACCATCGACCGGTTCACCGTGTACGTCAGCAACCTGCTGCCGCACGGTACGACTGACAAACTGATGGTCTCCGGCCTGACCGCGGTTTCCTCCGGCGGCGCCGACGTAGGCTCGAAGCCTCGTCGCATGATGGCCGCTGGCACCAAAGCCGCTTGTGCGTTTGCTTCTCAGATCACCAAGACTGAGCCGCTGCGCAACCAGACGGACTTCGGCGACATCGTTCGTGGCCTCGCGGTTTATGGCCGCAAGGTCGTGAAGGACACCGCGCTGGTGACCGCTCTGATCGGCGACCCGACCTAATCCTAGGGTCTACCTAAGGGCCGGCCCTACGGGGCCGGCCCCCACTTCTTAGAAAGAAAAATCATGACAGTCGAAGAGTTCCTTGCGAAGGTGAACGCCGAGCGAGTAGCCGGCCGTTGGCGAGTGGTGCTCTCGCCGTCCAACCGTGTTCACGTTGCAAATAGCTCCGATGACGGGCCGCGGCTGACTTCAGAGGGACGCGCCATGATGGAGAGCTTTAAGGCACCAAAGCAATCTCCGCCAGCACGAAAAACTCGCCGCAAGCGGAAGGCCGAGGCTGAGGCTGAGGCTGAAATTGATGTGCCGCGCGGCATCTCGAACATCGTTGTCGAGGACGCAGAGGTCATTGACAACTTAACTGAAGAACCGGTAGATGATATACCGGATTTTGAAACCTGAGGACACGCTGAATGGCGACGTATAAAGTTCGCGAGGTTATTGGGCGCGTCGAGGACGTGCTTCAGGATACCAACGTCCGCTGGCCGCGCTTGGAACTGCAGGAGTGGCTCAACGAGGCGTACAGGGTTATCACCCTGCATCGACCTGACGCTAACTCAGCCTCGGGGACTTATACGTGTACTGCGGGCACTCGGCAGGACCTTACATCAGTCTTTTCCGGGGCGCTCCGCTTGCTGGATGTCACCCGCAACGTGGCCTCCGGTTCGAACAAAAAGGTGGTTCGTCAGGTGAACCGCGCTATCCTCGACGACCAACGACCGGGGTGGCACGACGAGACGCAGACGATCAACATTGAACACTTCACGTTCGACCCGCGCGAGCCGAAGCAGTTCTTTGTCTACCCGCCGGCGCTAGGTACGGCTGAGATTGAAGTGGTTTACTCTTCGGTTCCGTCCCCTCACGCTTTGAGTGAGGCTAATCTGGACCCGGCCGGGGCGGACACCACAGTCATCAACGTCGACGACATATACCAAGCTGCCTTGGTAGACTGGGTACTCTACCGAGCGTACAGCAAGGACGCTGAGTACGGCGCGAACGAGGCGCGAGCCGCCGCGGCGTACCAGGCGTTCATGTCAGGTATCGGCGCAAAGACTCAAACGGACAGCGCTTACGACCCTGCGGTCGCAAACAGGGTGACCTGATATGGCTGTGTTGTGGTCTACTTTCTTCCCGTACCTGCAGCCTCATCTCCCTGGTTGCCCCGAAGTGACCATGACGGACCACCTCAGGGAGGCAGCAGCGCAGTTTTGCGCACGGAGCGAGGTGTGGCGGTTCGACATTGAGTCGGACCTCACGTACGCGAACGAGGCAGACTACGACCTAGACGTCTCTTCTCTATCGGTTGTTGAGAACGTCCTGAAGCTGTACCTGGATGGGTCTCCACTCCCCCGCGTGACCGACCGACACTACTTCCTCTCGCCGAGTGTCTCTACGTCCAGGCCTACGGCCTTTGCGATTTACCGAGACACGCAGCTTCGGTTCTATCCTACACCGGACGCGTCCTACGCCTTTCAGGGCACAGGGGTCCTGAAGCCGTCGCTGACGGCCACAGGCGTTGAGGACTTCATCTACGAGACGCACGGCCGTTGCATTGCGTACGGCGCCCTCGGGCGGATATTGCTGATCCCCCAGAAAGAGTGGACGGACTTGGCTGCCGGGTCGGCGTACATCGCTATGTTCTACAAAGAGGCTGACGACGCCAAAGGTCGTGACTTGCGTCGGGCTGCCAATGTGTTTATCCGCCAGCGACCGTTTGCATGAGGGCTACACACATGGCGACGATCCATAAACTGGTCCAAGGGGACACAGGCCCTCAGTTCCAAATCACTCTGACGGACGAAGACTCTGGTGCTGTCATCGACCTTACGGGCGGTACTGTAACCCTGCACTTCCGGGCGGTCGGCAGTACGACGGTCCTGTTCTCCCGACTGTTCACGCTTACTGACGCCGCTAACGGTGTTGCGACGCTTCAGTTCAACTCCGGTGACTTAGACCAAGACGCCGGCCGGTACGAAGGTGAGATCGAAGTCGTGCTCGCGTCAGGGGTCAGAGAGACGTTGTATGACCGGATGAAATTCCGGCTGCGTGAGGACTTTGCGTGACGATTAGGGCGACAGTCACGAGGCTGAATGCGGCCGCGGAGATCGTTCCTCAACGGATCACGATAGACACTGTTGCAATTCGTATCGCAGCCGCGATCGCTTCCGGGCAGTTTGAGAACATACTAAAGCCTTCAGATACGGCCACGGCTACTGACGGTGTTGTTATCGCAGCCGCCAAAGCGCTGGCAAACGCGGCGTCCGTTTCTGACGCCTTGAGCGTCCTGAGGGTCATTAACGCCACCACAAGTGACACAGGTGCCGCGTCTGACGCTTTGTCGGTGTCTGTGCTCAAGGCGCTTACGGACACTCCGTTGGCCCAAGACGTCCTTGCTATTCTTGCGTCACGTTTGGTGTCTGATGCGGTGGCCGTCGCGGATAGTGTGGCGGCTTCCGTAGGCAAACCAGCGTCAGACACGGTGGGTGTTAGCGACTCGTTGAACCTCCTGCAGGCGTCTCTCCAAGCGCTTGCAGACTCTGCAGCGGCTACAGACGCCCTAGCGATTGCGGCATCAAATGTACTGGCAGACTCGGCTACGGTTTCCGACACCGTAGCCCTCGCCGCGTCTAACGTCTTGGCAGACACAGCCAGCGTCGCCGACGTCCTGGTCATCGCGTTTACTATCTTGCAGGCTCTTGGCGATACGGCTATAGTGACCGACGTGGCTACGCTTTCGGTCGGCAAAGTGGCGGTAGACACCGCGCTTGCGCAAGATGCTGCTGTTCTGCTAAATACTAAACCACTTAGTGACGCTTCCGGAGTGACGGACTCCGGCACGGTTATAGCGCATGACTATGTTGACCCATCGTATTTCGCGGCGGACTACATCGGAGAGTCGCGAACTTTCTAAGGAACGCTGCTATGAACGACAAACTCAAGCTCACCGGTAAGGTCAATATTAAGCTCTTTGGCCCAGACGGCAGTTTGAAGGAAGAGCGCACCGTGAAGAACCTGGTCGTCAACGACGGCCTGGACTTCATAACGGCACGCATGACCGGCACCTCGCAGACCGTCATGACCCACATGGGTATTGGCTCTGGTAACACAGCGGCCGCGGCGGCTCAGACGGACCTCGTCTCCCTGCTTGGGTCCAAAGTAGCGCTCGACAGCACGACGCGTACAGGGTCAAACAACGAGTCGATCGAGTACGTCGCGACCTTCGGCGCGGGCGTCAGCACCGGCTCGGTTGTCGAGGCCGGTCTGTTCAACAACGCGACCGCGGCCACGGGCGACATGCTCTGCAGAACCGTGTTTGCCACGGTGGGTAAGGGTGCCGGAGACAGCCTGATCCTGACCTGGACGGTTACGCTAGCAGCCTCCTAACCCAGATAGGAGCGCCATCTAATGGCGACAATCACAACACGTGTTGATAAGGGGTCGCCTCTTACTAACACGGAAATGGACGACAACCTTACGAACCTGAACACCAAGCCTGATGTGTCGTCGGGCGCCGGTGCTCCTGGGACTACGCCGGGTAAGGTTGGCGATGTCTATATCGACACGACCAATGACCTTGCCTATGTCGCGACAGACACATCGTCGAGTGCTGACTGGGATCAGGCGGTGGCTACGGCGGCCACGCAGACCCTCACCAACAAAACCCACACCAACATCATTCTGGACGGCTCTGTCACCGAGGAGACCTATGCCTGGTCCAGCACCAGCGGTAGCGTGACGACCGAACTGGAGCCTGCCAACGGTACAGTGCAGCGGGTGACGCTCACGGGCAACATCACCAGTCTGACGGACAATGTGTCGGAAGGCGAATCCATAGCATTGGCCATTGATGACGGTTCAGCCTACGGCATCACGTGGCCGACTATCGAATGGGAAAACGATGGCGGGACGGCCCCGACGCTCGCCACTTCCGGTTATACTCGTGTGGTGATCTGGAAAGAAAACAGCACGCTCTACGGCGCGCTGATCGGTGACGGCTCATGAGCATTCTAGCAAAGCGCCTCTTGGGCGCCGCTGGGCTTGTTGGCGCGGGCGGCGGTGGCGGCAGCGCCCCGACGTTGGCGACGAGCGGCTACACATGGGTTGCAATCTGGAAAGTTAGCACAACCCTTTATGGTGCGCTGATCGGGGATGGTTCATAATGGCTGGTTTTATCTTGCCGAGGCGGTTGATTGGGACGGGCGGTCTTGTCGGGGCTGGTGGCGGTGGCATCACCTTCAAAGGTGGCGTTTCGGTAGCAGCACAGGAGGCAGGCGGCTTTGATAGTTCCGGGGAGGCTCTCGACATCATGTCGATTGCTTCAACGGGTGATCTTGCCATCGTAGCCATGACCTCAGACGCCAATACCAGTAGCGGAGGGACATGGAACGGATTCACCCCGACGGATGTAGTGTCGGATATGGGTGACTCCACGGTGGCGACCTATTTAGGTTATCGTTTTATTCAGGCTGGAGATGCCAACCCGTATGTCTCGGGCCTCTCCACCAGTGCCCGCATCGGCCTGACCGTGGCTGGTGCTGTTTTCGGCGGTGTGGGTTCATATGTGAGTTCTGCCACTGGTGGGTCAGGGTCTTCTGGTATGCCAGACCCTCCCTATCTAGGAGCAACGGGTGATCTGTATATCGCTGTCGGGCATTTGGATGATGATAATGTAACAGCAAGCGCTATGGCAGATTACACTCTAGCGGTTACTGTCGGCGCTACTTTAAGTTACGGCGCTACCACAACTGCCATCGCTTACAGGATTGTATCAGACACGTCGCAAAGCCCCGCCGCATTCGGTGGATCAGGGTCTGATGATTGGCGCGCTTATACAATGTGTTTCGCGGAATAATTGGAAAAGATAGCATGAGATACGTCCTCGCAATCAATAACCAGCTGGTTGAATGGCCATATTCTGAGCGCAAATGGCGGGAGGAAAATCCGAACATCTCCATGCGGAAATGGGCGGATTGTTCCGATGGGGCGCTGGCGAGCGTCAATGTTTACCGTGTAGAGGAGGCCCCGCGGCCTGAGATCGACGAGCGGACGCAGCACGCGGATCGGCAGGCAGCGCCCGCGCTGGTGGATGGCGTGTGGGTTTCGGGCTGGATTATTTCAGCAAAGCCGCAGGCCGATATTGACACATTCGACGCGGAAATCCGTGAACATATCAAGATAGAAGCCGGGAAGCGCATTGTCCGTATGGCCCCGGAATGGAAGCAACGTAACGCAATGGCGCGGGGTCTGGAATTTGCTCGCAAGATGATCCGTAACGGCCCCAACGCCCTCACGCCGGAAGAAGATGCGGAAGAAGCGGCGATGGATACTCTGTGGATGGAGGTGAAACGTCTCCGTGCCGTGTCGGATCAGTTGGAGGCTATGGACCCGCCGCCGCAGGATTTCGACAACGACAGGCATTGGACTCCGTGATGCAGAATAAATTTCTCCAGAAAGCCCTGCTCTGGGGCGGAGCGCTAATACTGGCCCTGCTTGCCGCTCGCACAGGCATCGAACTGGAAGTTGTCAAACAACTGGTACAGGAGATCAATCAGTGACACGCCTTGCCTTCGCCGCCGCCATGATGGCGGGCCTCGCCGCCTGTTCCACTGCCTCCACCGACGACATTGGCTCGCCGGTGGGGCCGGCGGAACTGACCAACGCCCCAGGCATGACCAGCTTTGCGGTGGACATGAACAGCGAGACCGGTATCCCGGAAAGCGTGGCGTATTCCAACGCCAAAGACGACACCGGCTCGCTGATCGAGACCATCTACGAGTTCGATCCGCAGACCGGCAACAAGATCCGCGTCTCCTATCGCTACAGCATCGACAGCAGCAAAGGGTCGGAGCAGACCAAGGCCGTCCTGGCGGCGGTGGAGGCGGTCGCTGACGCCCAGGCCGAGACGGCGCAGGCGATTGGGCCGGAGGCGCTCAAGGCCGTGGTCGAAGGGCTGCGGGTTGGGTTTGGCGTGCCATGAGGACTATCTCTCAACACACAAACAAGGATAGCTCCAATGCGTAAAATCTTACCTCTCGCCATTGTTGGTTTTGCTCTACCGTTCGCCGCAACCGCCCAGGTCGGATCGGGTGAGGCTATCTGGCAGGGCCAGA